TGGTCGATGCCTCGTTGAGAAGGTCGGTCTGGGCTTGGTGGTCCCGCTGGAGGTTCACAACCTCGGTGCGGGCTTCGGCGAGTTCGTCTTCGATGCTTTTCATCGTCCGTGATCCCGTGTCAACCGAAGCGGCGTGATACACGCGCAGGCGGCGCATCGCGTCGGCGCGGTCGGGCACCATGCCCGCGAGGTTGTGGCGTTGGGCCTGCTTGCCGCTGAAGGTCTGGCCTTCCATGGCTTCGGCAGGAATCGCACGGCCGCGGGAAAGCACCGCGTCATGGAACTCGGCGGCGATCTCGGCGAGGTTCGATTGAATCAACTCGCGTTGGTCGTCGGTGAGTGGAGTGCCGGGCGCACCCATCGCCTTGTATTTGCCGACGGAGAAGACCTCAACCTTGAGTCCCGCTTTATCGAGGGCGGCGGTGTTGTCGATCACCGCTTGCACCACGCCGATAGATCCAACCTGAGCAGATGGCGTGGCGTAGATGGCACGGGCCTGGCTCGCGATCCAATAGGCCGCCGAGCACATCAGTCCGGACGAGAACGCATAGACGGGCTTGCTCTCGTTGAGCGTCTTCACCGCCGCCGCAAGTTCAGGCGTGCCGGCCACCGTGCCGCCGGGCGAATCGATGTTGAGAAACACCGCCTTGATGTCCTCCCGTTCGCGCGCTTCACGCAAAGCCTCGCCGATGTCCTCTGAACTGGTGGCACCAAAGAAGATGCGGGCGAAGAGGTCGGGCTTGCGCAAGATTGGCCCTTCAATGGCGACCACGCCGATGCCGTCTTCGATGGAAAGCAGCGGGCTTTCGGCTGTCTGCTTCGGCAGGAATCCCCCGCGATCCACCAATCCCCGCAACGAGGCGGCCATGGATTGCAACGCTTCAGGTTGGATCAGCCACTCGCGATGTTGAATTACCGGGTTCACGCCCGGAATCCGGTGTCAACGGCCAGGTGGCGGTTCTTCCGGCTCCGGGAGAGTCACAGGCATGCCATTCGGCTTCCAGAGCATGTCCACCGGAACGCCATGTTTGGCGGCGGTGTCGAGGATGAGCTTCGCATCGCTGGCGCGACGTTCGATTTCCTCGCCGAAATCCGCGCCTTGTTCGTTGAAGTGATCCGAAAGAGTTTTCAGACCCATCTCCACATCGGCGCGGTTTTGTTGTGCTTCACGGCCCGCATCGACCGTGACGCGTTTCGGCGGCACGGTGCAGATTTTCCACCAGCCATCGATTGGTGGCAGCAGACCCCGCGCGATGGCGTCGCCAATAACATAGGCCCACACCGGGCGGATCAGGCGACGTTCCAGGATCATCTGGCGGAACGAGAAACGACGGTCGGCTTTGGCGACGATCAACCGCACGCCCGCACCACCGACCTTGCTCGAATCGGCCGCGAATTCGAACGGGATCATGCCGAGCGCGGAGTCACGCCGCAGGTGTTCGAGGAAGCCGGTGAACGTCGGTGATGGCCGATTGGACTGGAAGCTGTCGAGAGACTCGTCGGGTTTGAGTGCCACCAGTTTGCCGCCTACGATGCGTTGCAACGACACCGGGTCGCTGGAGTCACTGCCGCTAGCCGCGCCGCCAACCACGAAGTCGCCGTTATCGTCGATCTCGCCGCGAGCCGTCTTGAGGATGCGTGCCACGTCGGCATTGTCTTTGACCGCGTGCTTTTCGAGAGCGAGCAATTCCATTTCATCGAGCACATGATTGATCGAGTGCTGGATCGTCGGGTGAGAACGGACACCACCAGCCCATTCCGGCTCATGGATGTGAAGGACCGATGGGGCCGGCAGGTCACGGGGTTTGCCGTTGTCTTCCAGCGTTCGATAAAAAACCGGTGCGCCCCACGCATCGAGGCCGATTCCATCAATGGTTTCCTGTGAACCGAACTGGTCGCCGACGCGGTGGGATTCGATCAACTGGATGCGTGGTTCGCCTTGGGCATCACGGGTCTTGTGGATGAAATACTCGCCGTCGATGTCCATGCCGCGGCAAACGAGTGCCTGGCATTCCTCGAACGAAAACCGCCGCGTCACTTCGCAACGGGGCGACCACATGGCGAAATAGGCTTCAGCGGTCCGGTTCCACTCCGGGTTGGGTGACTGCGCCTGGACGCGGATCCCGTCGCCGGTCGAGTAGATCGCCATGTTGGCGACAAGCTCCCGCACGAAGCCCGAGTTCTTGTGCATGTATCGCGACTTGCGAACCAGCTCGGTGCGGACACCGGGCGTGAGTTCGTTGCGGGCGTCGGTTGGCGATGCTCCCGGCACGCTGCCGCGACGCGGTGACCAGTTGGCCGACTCGTAGGGCGATCCCCACGCCTTGGGCACAAGGATCGGAGGCAAAAAGAGATGCGCGATGTGCTTGAGACGGTTCATTTCGGCAGGTATCCGGAAACTTGGGACACGGCGACGGTGCGGGGCTTGCCGTAGGTGGCGGGATCGAGCACGCGGAGTGCATGACCGCACTCTTCAAGGATCTCATCGACCGGCATAGTGAACTGCTTCGATGCCGAACTCCCCGCCTCGTTCCAGGTCATGAGGGTCTTGCCTTCGAACAGGAATTCCTTGGCCCGCTGCTGGATGGCGAGCACCTCGGAAATCGTGAAGCCGGTGATGAAAAGTCCGCGTGCCATGGATCATTTGCCCTTCCAGGTGGCGTTACGTGGACGCGTGTCGATATGAACGAAGCCAGACGACGGGTAGATTCCGAGACCTCCGGTGAACTTACCAGCCTTGCGCCATTCGAGGAGCCGGTCATAGACGCGCTGCGGGCTGATGCCGTCGATGGTGATGTCGAGGGCCTTGAATTCAAGATGCTGGCTGAGTGGAGCGCCACCGACCGTCTTGTTGTATGCCGGGGCACGATACGAACTCAGGATGCGGCAGGGTTTGCCGAATGAATCACGGAGTTCGTCCACGATGCGAAGTGTCGGCACGATGTTCTTCCAAAGCCGCTTGGGAGGCGGGCTGTTCTTCACACCGTTGCGCTCGCGGGCGAAGTAGCTGGTGAACTCGCCCGCGCCGAAGTGGCGAAACTTCTGAGCGGCGAACCACTCGCTGAATGTTTCGGTGGCCATAGCTTACTTGGCGGTGCGGGGTTCGACCACAATCTCGACGCGGCCATCGGGATGAATCCGGAACCGGCCATCCTTGCTGATGAACTCCCCGGAAATGGCGGGCGTGGTGCAGGACGAAAGGATCGGCAGGGTGAGCACCGCCATGGCGAAGCAGAACAGGCCGATCTTGAACGATTTGTTCGGCTTACCGTCGTCAAAGAGGTCGCCGAGCACGACAACCAGTTCCTTGAGCGCCAACGCGGCGGGACCAGCGATGAGCAGGTATTGCGCCTTGTCCGCATCGAGCAGATTGGCGAAGCCCGAGAGGTCAATCGCGGCAATCGTGGTGAGACCGGAGCCGAGGAAGGTGAGGAATCGCAGGATGGTAACGGTTTTCATTGCTCCCCGTCCGGAGTGTCAACCGGTGCGGCGGCGATGGACTCGCGGCCAACGATCTTGAGCATGGTCGCGGCGGCGGCCTGTTCTGCCTCGCAGTCCAGGTAGTGGTTTGGTCGCGAACCGATCTGCTTCCACATCCATTGGCCCTTTTCCTTCACGCGCTGCTCGCTTTCCATCTGGGCGAGATAGTCATCGTCGATGTCGTCGGGAACTTCCCACGTTGGGCCTTGGCTCGGATCCTGATTGCGACGCAGGCGGGCGAGCGTGTCCTTGATGTTGAGGTTGCTCCAGTAATGGACGTGGCAGTGCTGGCGATGGGAAAGCACCACCTTGCGCCGGGGCGAGTAGAACCGCTGGACGGTTTTTCCGTCGCGCCCCTTGTGGGCATACACCGGGCGACGGTCGCCGATCAGCGCCACCCATCCCCGCTTGGCGCATTCGCGATACACGTCATAGGTCGCATAGCCGGCGTCGAGAAAGACGAGGCTCGAATGCACGCCGAAGCGTTCCTGGATCACGTCGATGTCGGTGAACGTCAGGATGCGCTCGTTCCACATGAGGCGACTCGATCCCTCCGCTGACCATGAGCGGACCACGACGAACAGGTGATCCATCTGGCAGTCCACCGTGATGAAGCGAAGCGGGATCAGGCCGGTGCGCTCGGGCAGCGGTGCGGAAATCACACGCCCGGTTTTCGGATCAATCGCCCCCTCTTCCTCCCACGTCTCGCCGCGCTTGTAGCCGGATTTGACGATCTCCAGCTTGTAGTCCTCGACGTATTCGCGCCACGGCAGGCCAAGACGCTTCTGATAGAACTGTTGAAGCAGCGAGACATCACCCTTCCTCGCCGCCGCCTTCGCCCGCAGGTAGAGTTCGGCGAGTTGGCCCCAGCTCATCGCGCACAGGGCGTTCCAGTGAAAGCCGACGTTCTCCGCCGATGCCTTGGGGTTCTTCTTGATGAACTGCCCTGTGGCGTTGAGTTCGCGCCGGGTGCGGTCGCTGTCGTTGAAGTAGTGGTTGCACGACTCACAGCGCAGCGCGGTCGTGCGCCGGACCTCGTCGAAATCCCATTCGCCGGTTTCGTCGCGGGCCGACTTGCTCCACTCGACGCATTCCCACTTGAACGGTTGGCGGTGGCCGCATTCCGGGCACGCGAAGGTCCATTCCCGCTGGTCGGTCGTCTCGAACTTGCGGTGAGTGTCGTCATCCTCCTCGCCGCCCTGGCTCATGAAGATGCATTTGCCCAGCCAGCCGAATGCAGTCACGCGGGCCTCCGCTTCCGCCATGTGTCCGAGCGGCCAGCGCCAGGTTTCATCACCGATCAACCAGCGGATCGATCGGCGTTGGAGGTTGGTCTTGTTGTGCGCTCCGAGAATCCAGAGCGTCATGCCATTGTTGAACTGAATCGCGTTGTTCTTGCGCTTGTGGCGGTGAACGCCGGTGGGCATGAGCCGCGCGACCGGTTCGCATTGGTCGAAGAGCTTCTGCAGGCGCGACTCGGAATAATCGCGGGCATCCTCGTCGGTCTGGTCGAGCCAGAGCGCAGGCCCGGGCAGGTTGGAAATGATGTAGCAGAGGGTGAGTTCCGGCGCGGTGGTCTTCGACGACTGCACCGATGCGATGATCGAAACCAGACGGATGCGCGGATCGACCAACGCCTCCATGACCTCCCGGATCCACGGCGAGTTTTCCGAGCGGAAGCGTCCCGGGTTGGGTGAATACGGGATGCCCTCGATGTGATCCTCACACCATTGCCAGGCGGGGCGGCGGTCGGGCGGTTGCCATGCCTCGCGCCAGATTTCCTTGAGCGCGTTCATGATTCGTGGAGGCAGCGCAGGACTTCATCAATCGCACGACGGCATTCCCGCTGGATGCCGGTGGCGTCGAGACCGGAGAGCACGGGCGGCAACTCGTTCTCGAATTTGGCGCGGAGGATGGACGTCGCCTGGGCTACCAGGCCGATCCATTCCTCGCGGACTTTGGTGAGCGCGACGTATTCACCCTTTTTCACCGCGATGCGCAGCTCCCGTTCCTCCACCTCAGCCAACAACTTTCGCGCCTTGAGCGCCTCCTCATTGCCGACGGGCACCCGTCCGGCGCTCAGCCCGCGGATGCGAACGAACTCTCGCCAGTCGGCGACGGGCCACATGCCATTGGAAAGCGCCTTGGGGGCTCCTTCCATCTTCTGCCACGTCGATAGTGTGCGGCGAGAAACTCCAAGCGCGGCGGCCAGTTCAACCAGTGTGTTGGCATAGGCGAGCGATTCCGAGTTGCCTGCCGCCCTGGATTCGATGCGGGCACGTTCGGCGACCGTGAGCGGTTTGCCAGCCGCAACCTTCTTCACGATGTTCTGGAAGTCAGCATCGAGGATTTTTCCTGCGATGTCCGGTGACAGTTCCTTCGGCTCCATGCCGAAGGACAAGTGTCAAGAATCCAGTCAATATTCGATCTACAGAGAGAATCACCGTTGGCGCTGTGCCTCTAACACCTCCAGGCCGGTTGTAATCCGGTCCACACACCACTTGGCATCCCCTGGAGCCCAATCGAGAACAGTAACCAGATACTGGTACAGTCGCTCAATATTTACCTGGCATCTTGGATTCCTTGATGCGGCCCCGATGAAATGATCAAGCCGAAGAGTGTCACAGCGGTGGTAGCTTGTCGGGTAATGGGCTAGGTATTGTTCGAAATACTTCCTTGTTTTGGGACCAGAGATCGCTGATTCAAGCGTCAATTCACCAGAAGACAATCTGATGCGAATTCCTCGATGACTTTGTTTGCTGAACTGTCCTAATGCCTCTGCAAAGTCGCTCAGGAAGCTGTTGTACTCAGAAACAGAAAGCTCGCTGCGAGTCTGCGGGACGATATTGGTGACGCACATGGTCTCACCATCAGTGCTTGCTAGATGTATCGAAGGCAGTGGTTCTTGGTAAATCGCCAGAAGAACGTATGCATCTGCTCCGATCATTTGTCGATATCGGGCTGTAAGTTCCGGAACGGCCTCATATGCGGAGCTGGCTTCCGTGAATGCGCGGAGATCTTCGACGAGTAGGCGCGAATCGCGCTGCTTAGAGAGAAGATGGAGTTCACGATGGATCATGTCCCCATATTCTCCAATTCGGGATTGGTGTCGATCTGCCATTTGTTGCGGCGAAGCGGAGCATCTTACTGCCTTGCTTTGGATTCACTCCTATCTCTGTGTGTCCCGTCTGGAATCTGAACTTGGGAGATCGTCAGGGTTTCACCGCCACCCATCCGGCGAAGTTCAGGTGCCGCCAGAAGCAATCGACGGACGTAAAGCCTTCCTGATGCAGCAGTTCTTCGTTCCAGCGGGCGGTGACCGGGACCAGAACACCTTCGAGCGACATGCGTTTGCGGTCGATCTGCTCGTCGCTGTATCCGTTCTCGCGCTTGATGTTGAGGAACAGGTTCACGAACGCCTCATCAAGCTTGGCGGTGGCACCAAGAACCTTTTCCACGAGGATGAACGCGCCGCCGGGTGCCAGTGACTCAAAGACCCGCCGCACGATCTGCTGGCGGTATTCGATGGGGGTGAATTGCAGGGTGAGCACCGAGAGCACGAGGCTGGATGTCACACCAGGGAACTCGTGGCGCAGGTCGGCAGACTGGACGGTGACGCGATTGCCGTGAGGGTGATACGAGAAGTTCTGCCGCGCCGCGTCGATCATCGGCTCGCTGATTTCCAGGCCGATGTAATCGTTGTCCGCTCCGAACTTGGAAACGAACGGCAGGAGCGCCTGGCCGCGGGAGCATCCCATGTCGATGATCGTGGTGCCGGGTTGCACGAAGCGCCGGCCGACCTCGAAAGTCACCATGCGCATCGCGTTGTATTGGGGAATGCTCCGCTGGAGCATGTCGTCGAAAGCTGCGGTCACTTCCTGATCGAACTGCCAGGCTCCGCGTGGAATCACCTCGTCACGTTGGGCTTCACTCATGCCCGCGTGGCGGATGTCAACGAGGCAGCCGCTTCACGATCCGCGTGCCCTCGGTCAGGCAGGTACCTTCTTCCGTCACCCAGAAGCACGGGATCGAGAACCGAGCATACATCTCACGAGTCCGTGGGTTGCTCTCGATGGCGATGTAGCGGGCATCTTCGCCGTGGATCGGAAACACATCCTTTTTCAGCAAATGCTCTTTGATCGCCGGAGGATTCCACCAACCCTTGGGCGCGAAGCACGCATCCTGCGGACGCCAGCCGGTTTGCTCTTCAATGCGGTCGAGCGTTTTGATCGTCCAGGTTTCCGGACGGGCGGTGATGAGCACGACCGTGTGAGGCCGCACAAGTTCCACCAGCCATTGCCGGTATTGCTCGTTGGCCAGTCGCTTCTCCATGCGCTCGGGCGTGGTGCCGTGCTTGGGCGAATTCGCGACCAGCGTGTAATTGAGGTCTAGCAGGATGATCATAGGGTAATCTGAAGACGTTGGCTGAAAGAGTCCATGGCGGATTGCACGAGATCCATGCGGGTGCCGTCCGGATAGGGCAGGTTGAATTCGAACTCGATGGCCGCACGCAGGCGGGCGGGATCAACCGGGCGGGCCGCAGCGCAGGCCGCGTTGATGTTGTTGGAAAATTCCTCGACCTTCACCGAGCGGAAGAACGTGCCGAAGAGATCCTTGAACTCGGCGACCGTGTGATACTTCTGCACCTTGGGCTTGTCCTGAAAGTCGCCGATGCGGATGCCCGGTTCGTAGTCGAGGCGGAACGCGATGTTGCCCGCGTTGGATTCATTCATGAACGCCTTGCCATTGACCTGCCGCCAGCCGGATTCTCCCGCCGACGACGCGCAGGCATAGACCTTGGTGAACGGCTTGCACAAGGCGGCGCACAGGCAGGCGATGTGCTCGCGGTCCTCGCGGAAGGGCACGGAATTCAGCACGCTTGCAATGAAGATGCTGGTCCACTCCTTGCCCGCCGCCACTTCGGCTAGAAAGGCGCGGGCCAGTTCCACGCTCTCCGCCTTGTTGATGCCACCGGGGCCGAGGCGATAGGGCTCGAACGGGGTGCAGTCGATACCGGCTTGGCGCAGGAGGAAGGTTTCGGTCAGGTGGCCGGCACCGAAGTCGAGGATCGTCGTGCCGTGTTCCTTCGTCCAGCGGGCGCGATCCGCCGCCTTGCCGATGTCGAAATCCTTGCACGGCTTCGCGCCATGGGTGGCGAAGATGAATCCGTTGCCCAGTTCTCGCCTCACTCGCCGTGCGCGGCGGAACGAGTTGAAACGCAGCATGTCGGCATATCGCGTGTGGATGTCGAAATCCATCGAGAGCAGATTCATCATGGCCCGAGCAAATTCAGCTTCCTCCTCGGTGACGAACACGACCGGGGCGAATGCGGCTCCCTTCTCGGCGAGCATTTCCAGACGACCGATTCCGTTGATTACCGTGAGATCCTCACGGCAGACGATGGGCATGAGGATGCCATGGCGATGCAGCGTTCGGGCGAGGTTGCGGGCATACTGGATCCAGCGGCCTGAGTTCACCCGACAGAGATCCTTGACGGCGACTTCCGCGGGCTTGAGGCAGCGCAGGAAACCATCGCCCCCGACCTCCTTGTCGGGAATGCGGGCGGCGAGCGCCTCGATGTCCAGGGATTGCAGTTCGCTGGTCACCTTGCCGGGAGTGCTGTTGAAATCAAAATCGTTGGTCGCCCGGTTGAACACGATGTTGAGCGCCTTGCGCTGGTCGAGGTCGAGCGCCTTGGTGCGGAACACAGGGACGTGCGTGGCTCCCATGCGGCTCGCAACAAGGTGGCGCTGGTGGCCGGAGAGAATCTCACCATCGGAGTCGGCGAAGATCGGGGCGATGAAACCGAGCTTGCGAAGCGATAGCTCGATCAGATCGAGACGTTCGGGCACCGCCGACCGTGGGTTGTAGGTCGATGGCCTGACTGCGTCGATGGATTCGAGAGTTATGTTCATAGTCCGAGGCGGCTGCGGATTTCGTTGAGCACGCTTTCCTTGTCGAAACCGGCGTCCTGCTTCACGCGGTCGCACCACGCGATGAATTCATCCTGGGTGATGCGGAACCGGTAGAGTCCGACCGCGACCGTGACGTCGCTCTTGTCGAGTTCCTTGTCGTGGCGGTCGTCGTCATCCTCATCGTCATCATCACCGCCCGGATTGAGCAGACCTTCGAGGTCGGCAGGCTCGAAGCCCGCGAGGATCGTGTCGAAGTCGGCGGCCTTCCACTCACTGGCGATCTTTTCGAGTTCGTTGAGATCGACCGTGGAAAGTTCGGCCAGCCGGTTGTCGGCGACCAGCACGGCGAGTTCGTCGTTCTCGCTGGCAAAGTCCTGATAGTCCACCGGCACAACCTCAACGCCGAGGTGCTTGGCAGCCATCAGCCGGCCGTGGCCGGATACGATCAGGCCGGTGAGATTGGAAACGGTGATCGTCTGCCGCCATCCAAAGTAGCGGATGTTTTTGGCGAGCAGTTCAATCTGCCGCTGCGGGTGGGTGTTCGGGTTGCGCGGGTTGGGTTTCAGTTCACCGACCGGCACGAGCTTGTCGAAGGAACACCAGACTTCGATGCCGTTGGCGAGGGTGCGGGCTTTGGGAGAATCATCCGTCATCGCCGGTTTGGATGGTGTCAACGGCATGGGTGACTTGCGCGAGCAGCGGGAGGATCGCCTTCCACGCATCCGGCGGGCACCATCCGAGGGCAAACCATTCACGGCTGCCGGCCACGTCGCGCCATTCGACGGTGACCGGTGTTTCCCGGCGCATGTCCGGTGATCGGTAGCGGAAGATGGCGCGGGCGAGGCGACCGCTGCGGTCGAAGCTGATCTGTTGGATTCGCGCTTTCATGACAGCCCCTCCGCATCCAGCCAGGATTCCAGATCGGCGAGCGCGGCCCGGACGCATCCGCCGCTGCCGACTGCGATGCGGAGTGCCGTGCCCTGATCGACCGGCCAGTGGCAGCGAAGCAGGTCGGCGATGTCCTCGGTGGATGGGGCCGCGAGCTTGATCGACTGGAAGCGTGTCTGGAAACGCTCGGTGAGCAGGTCGAGTTGCAGGTTGCTGGTGCCGATCACGGCGCGGCCTGCTGGCAGTCGGTCGAGATAACTCAGGAGCAAGTCCTGTGCATCCCGCGTGCAGCGGTCCATCTCATTGATGATCTTCACCGAATAGACACCGAACAGCGAGCAGACACCGAGCGTGCCCATCCACTGTTTTACGGTTTCGACGGTGACGAGCTTGCCGTTGAATTCCTCGATGGCGAAGCGGGTGCCGGAAAGCGCATCGGCCACCATGTCGGCGATGCTGGTTTTCCCGACACCGGGCGGGCCATAGAGCAGGATCTTCACCGGGACGGCGGGATCATCGTGGAGCTTGCGGGCCTTGGCGATCAGGCGGGCAGCGACGGTGGCGGCTGGACCGCAAAGGTCATCGGGTCCGGTAGGACGCCACGCCAGCGGAGAGCTTGCAGGGCGCAGTGTAGGGCTTGGCAGAATCTTGAAGAGTTGTGACATGGGGATCTTGGTTGGGGGTGGTGATGGCCCGGGCGACGGCCTCAGCGCCCTTGCGGTAGAGGGTGACGGCGAGCAGTTCGCCATCGACGCTCACCGACCAGTAGCGCGTGAGGTAGCCGTCGGGCTTTCGGTATTTGGTGACTTCGACCTTCATCAGAAGTTGTAGTCGTGGAATTGACGGCGGCCGGGAATGACCGGCTCGCCGTTGGTGGTGCGGAACCATCCGTCCTTGCGGCGGCTGGCGCGGTGTGTCGCCCCGTCCGGATTGGGCGAGTATTGATAGGTCTGCGTGGCGTTGTTGGTGCAATGCCCGCCAAACCCACCGGCGACGAACTCGGGTTTCCATCCGTCCAGAACGGCGGTGTCTTCCTGCATCCAGATGGTTTTCCCGCTCGGACTGATGCGGATCACGGTGCAGGCGGTGCGGTCGCTGTAGTGGCAGACGCTCGCGCCGCCGCCGACGGTCGGTGTCCAGTCGCGCGCATTCATTTTCCCCAGCCCTCCCTTCGACTGCGGGTTTTAACCGAGTTGGGCGAAAGCCCGAAGTGCTCGGCGGTCTGCTTCACGCTGCGGCATTCAAGCCAGTAGGCTTTCACCTTCGACCAGTGATCGTCGCCATGTCCGGGATTGCCGACCTTCTTCGCGGGCTTGGATGCCTTCGCCTTGGGTGGCGTGACCTCCGCTGGCCTTGGTTCGGCCTCAGCCGCGTCGGCGAACGCGTCGTAGCGTCCCGGGTTAGTCGTCGGTTCGGGGCGGGTGAGCGGCACGACATTCGCGGCATGGCTGCCGTCGCCACCGGCGAGGATTTCCGCGACGATCTCGCGGATGAGCGGCACCGGGATTTCGGTGATGGTGAAGACCAGTCCGTTGAGGGTCTTGCGCCCGATGGTTTGCTTGAGGAACTTCAATGCTTCTCCTCGGGTGCGGCCCTGGTAGCGGCCTTCGAATACGTTGGTTTCCTTGTCGTCGCAGACGATCCAATACAGTTTGTTCATGATATCAGTTGGTTTGTGTTTGGTTGGTGACGTTGCCGTCGGTGTCGATTCGGACGCTGAACACCAGCAGTCCGGTGGGGGTTTGCTTGGCGAAGTCGGCGCGGAACTCACGGGCGTTGATGCCGGCCATCACATCGACCGGCAGAATGCGCCGGGCGGTGAAGCCGCTCTTCTCAAGACCGCGAATGCTTCGCTGCATCGCTTTGTTCAGATAGTTGTTAGGAATGGATGCTGTTGTCATAGCGTCCCTCATCTGCCTGTCTGATCGGGCACGTCCATGTCTTTTTTCGTCTTTCTGTTGGCGGGTTTTCATGATGGTAGTGGGCGGTTGATCTGGATGGTGCGTCCCTTGGTTTGCCCGGCGACATAGCTGCCGGAATGGATGCGGCGGCGGCGTTGCGACCGGGTGCGGAGCTTGCCGTATTCCTGCTCGACGTAGCGGGAGATCGCCGCCTCCTGATCCACGACGACCAGTCCGTATGCCTGGCGCTGGTCGGCAGCGTAGGATTGCTCAGCGCGTTCCTTCGCCGCCTTGAGTTCGGCGTTCAGTCCGTCGCGCAGGCCCCGGTAGTAGGATGCCTTGTCCGGATTGGCGTGGGTCTTCTTGAACTCGTTCCAGCAGCGGAAGAAGGTCTGCCGCAGGTAGTTGAAGGCGTAGATGGCAAAGTCGATGTCGGCGGGAGCACCGATGATGTCCACCGGAGTCCCGCGCCCGTTGGGCATCAGGATCGTCTTCACGTTGAAGTGCGCCTGCAGGATCGAGAGGATCATCAGGTCGGCAGGGTTGAGGGTCTTCGGCAAATCGACCTTGCCCTTGTTGACGGTGAAGCCCGCGCCGCCCGACTCGCCGCGTTCCATGCGGAGCAGCGCGGAGTCGATGTTGTGGCGGGTCATCAATTCTTGCGCCTTGGCCAGTGCCACCTTCGCTTCGTTTTCGGTGGAACCGCGTGAGCGGTCGGCCAGTCGCAGGAGCTTGCGGATTTTATCGAGGATGTCGGATTCGGATTTCATGGGATCTCAGGTGTTGGAGTTAGATGTCCTCGTCGGGGAGTCCTGCGGTGATGACATCCACCGGGATGTGGGTGGATCCGCCCGCCTCGCAGAGATCGGCGTATCGGATCTTCGCGGCCTTGAGTTCGGCGCGGGCTGTGTCCAGATCGTCCCAGCTTTCGAGGAAAACCCTGCGCGGGCGACCGGCGAGAACCGAGCTGCGGCCGTAGGTCGAGTGACCGTAGAGCGTCGGTTTGTTGGAGCAGTAGGTTTCGCCGCGCCCGTATTCGAGGGTCAGGCGGCGGTGTTGCTTGATGTATTCGATGTCCATGGTGGTTTGGGGTTGGGGGTGGTGATTAGCGTCGGGCACAGCGGGAGAACTTGCGGCGACTGGCGGGCGTGTTGTCGCGGATGATCTGTGCGATTCGTTCCGTGCTGCCGTCGGTGAGCCAGATGCCTTCGGCCTTGCGGCGGTCGATCTCTGCCACCAGTGCGAGTCCGCTTGGTGAAGAGTCTGCGAATATCAGCGCGGAGTTGAGTTGGGCGTCGGTCCAGTTGGTGAAGTCGATTGTGTTCATTTCAGGATTGGGTTGGCGGTTCAGCGGCCGGTGATTGCGAGATAGGCCTCGAAGGTGTTGATGGTCTTCGGGCTGCGGGCGAGTGCCGTGGTGGCAGCGGTGATGATGTTGCTAAGGTTGCACTCAACCTCGCATTCCTTGTTCTCCTGCTTGGCGTATTTGAGTGACGAACGCAGGTCGTTGATGCGACGCTCCAGTGTTTCGAGGGTTTCCTCGACGTGCTTGTGCTGGGCGGCGATGACGCGGTCGTTGATCTGTTTCACGACTGCGTCGAGTTCTTCGGGGGTGGTGATGGTGGTGTTCATGGTTTTGGTTCTATTGGTTGAATTTAGAGGGAATTGACGGCTTTTTCGGCATCGCTCATTCCGAGCTTGCGGTAGGCCTCACCGGAGTATCCGGCAGCGGCCCATTCTTCACGGGCCTCGTCGGTGAGCAGTTCAGCGACTTGCTCGATTTCCTCGATGGTCATGGCATCAATTTCTGCGGCGGTGTACATGGTTTTGTGGGGTTGGTATTTTCTCAGCGGAAGGTCACTTCATCGGGGTGGATTTCGAGGATTCCGTAAACTTCCGCTCCGTTCTTCTCGACCCATGCGTTCAGCGCTTCGACGCTCTTGAAGGTCTTGCGCCAGGGGGTGGACTTCATGCCTTTAACTCCGTGGGCCTCGATGTATTGGGTATTTGCTTTCATCGTCCTTCATCTGCCAGTCTGACAACTTGAGTCCATGTCTTTTTTCGTCTTTTTTCGTCCCTCCACGCGCTCCGGTTAGATAACAAATTGGCACGTTTCCTGAGCGTCACACCGCATGCCAATCCCGCATCATTCGGAGTGCTCCGATTCTATTATGATTGGCATGCTTCATGGGTGCCACAATCCATGCCAATCTGTTATTTTTCGTCTTTTTTCCTGTGAGGACAAAAAGCCATGGACAGGTGGTGTTGATCTGGCAGATGATAACTATGACAACGCCAACGATGTCCCGCCGCTTCGGAGTCGAGATTGAATTCCTCTCCACCATCACCACCGAGCAAGCCGTCGCCAGCCTGAGAGCCGCAGGCATCCGGGTCGAATCCTCCCACTACACCCACGACACAACGCCGCATTGGAAGATCGTCACCGATGGGTCATGCGGTTTGGAACTCGTCTCACCGATTCTCGAAGGTGAGTCCGGCATCCAGGAAGTCCGGATCGCCGCCGCCGCGCTCGAAGCCGCAGGTGCCAAGGTGGACAAGCGCTGCGGACTTCATGTCCATTTCGACGCCCGCACCATGTCGCTCAAGGCGGTGAAGAATCTCTTCAAACTCTGGCTGAAATTCGAAGATGTTCTCGACACCTTCCAGCCGCCGTCCCGCCGGGGCAGTGCAAACACCTACTGCCGCACGAACCTCGACCACAGCATCATCGACGCCGGGAATCACCGGGGCCAATGCTCACAGATGTTCCGCAAGATCGACGCATGCCGGAACATGGATCAGATGAAGCAGCTCTACCCCTGCCGCTATCGGAAGCTGAACATCCATTCCTACTTCCGCCACCAGACGCTCGAAGTCCGCCACCACTCCGGAACCACCGATCCCGCCAAGATCACCAACTGGGTGCGACTGATGGCCCGCATGTTTGACGCCGCCGAGTCCGCCGCCGCCGTCCGCAACCGCCCGGAAGACAACGGAGTCGGGATGCCCCGCATGAAGTGGTTCTTCCAAGCTATCGACGCCAGGGGACTGACGAAATTCTACACCGCCCGCGCCAAAAAACTGGCCGCCTGATTTCCACCAATGACAATGACAACCATGAACACCGAATACCACACCATCGACGGCGCGACGTTCTCCGCCGCCGATGCCACCGACCTGATGACCCAACTCCGGGCCGACAGCTTCAACCCGGAGGATGACCTGCCGTCCTATTGCCGCGCCACCGCACGGGCGTCGAAGATGCAGACCGGAAAACCGCACCGCGCCTGGCCACCGAAGGCGCTCGTCGAAGACATGCTTGCCTCCGGTCTGATCGCCACCGGCAAGCGCCATCCGGAATGGGGAACCACCAACGACTGAACGGCCATGGCATACCGAATCATGGAACCACGCTTCGAGCTGGGCCGCACCGTCGCCACGCCCGGTGCCCTGGCACTCGGCATCGATCTGATCCCCTACATGCGCCGCCACCACTGCGGCGACTGGGGCGA